GCGGCCGTGAATGATTACCGTAACCGACATAGCAAGTAAAAAGATTAAACAAAATTTAGACAAACGTGGAAAGGGTGTGGGTATACGTTTGGGTGTAAGAACTACCGGGTGTAGCGGTCTAGCTTACACTATTGAGTATGTAGACGACTATACCGCAGAAGTTGGCGTTACTAATTACGCTCAAAAAGACTTTGTAGTATTAGTAGATGCCAAAAGTTTAGCATATCTAAACGGCTTAACTATGGATTGGGTCCGCAATGGACTCAATGAAGGCTTTGATTTTATCAATCCAAATGAACGTGACAAATGCGGATGTGGTGAAAGTTTTCGAGTATAATCCCAGTTGACACACAATAGGTTAAGCTGTATAATATAGCTTATGTGTAAAACTTTTGGAGTTTAAATTGAGTATGCATTTAGAAGGTCCGTGGCTTAGTACCACTGGCAAACAAAAAGGCCGAAAGAAATTTGCGTCAGCAGAACATAAGCGTAAAGCTGAACAAGCAGACGCAGATTGGAAAGAACTACAACGGCGTTGGGGTGTCGAGGCCGAAGACAAGAAACGCAGTCGTGCGCTAACAGCTGACACATATAGTCCGGGCCCAAAATTATATCGAGGTGCCGAACTTCCAAAAATTCCTAGTCGTGATTCCGGTGGAGGAACAGCTACACTAGCACCAGCCAAGGTTTATACAGGAACTAAAGTAAAGGGAATTGCCACTATGCATAAGAGTAACGCAGTACCTGTATTTTCGGATGAAGAAGCAATTGACATTTCCAAAATGAGACGTTAAACTCTTACTAAGTAAAAGTAGTGGTTTTCCTGGTCTATTTTTTGGATAATTACTTATTGTACCTCAAAGGTTTGGGGTACAGAAGCAGTAGGCTTTTAACGCACAAGGAGATGTATCGGAGCCATATTAAAGACGGAACTAGCAATTCCTATTCCAGCGTAAAGGAGAAATAATTATGATACGCATCATTAAGTTTTTTGTATATGCCCTAGCACTGCTAGTGGTATCAGTAGTAGGATATAACGCAGTTGACCATAAGCTGACAGTCCTAAAGGATGCTCACGCACAAGTGAGCCCAGTTACAGCACAGCTAAGGCAGAAACAACTAGACTGTCTAGCACGTAACATTTACCATGAAGCAGGTGGTGAGCCATTTGAAGGTAAAGTTGCTGTAGCACAAGTTACAATTAACAGAACGGAAAACGTACAATTTCCATCTGATATTTGTCAAGTAGTTTACCAAAAAAATATTGTCTACGAAAAGGTACTTTGCCAGTTCAGCTGGTACTGTGATTCAGCATCGCTTAAAAAGCCAATGAACGGTCCAGTGTATACCGAATCAATGGAAGTGGCAAAAAAGGTATTACTAGAAGGATTCCGGTTACCATCTGTTAAAGATGCTATGTATTTCCATGGTGATTATATTAATCCTGGGTGGAAACGGGAAAAAGTGGCTAAAATTGGCCGACATATTTTTTACAAATAAGGACTAGCATGAACACTGAACAACTTAAAAAAAGTGTAACTGATTTTTTTAATCTCGATCTTTGGGTTAAAAACGTTAAGGAACACGCACCGCATGTAAGCGCGGAAACAATGGGATGGATTGCTGTGATTCTTATGCATCTAGCAACAATTCCTACTATGATTGCTGTGCTAACAGGGCTTACTGAAAAGATGCCGCCAGTGGACATGGTATTGTTTAGTTGGGTTGGGTTATTTTGCTTTTTTATTAAAGCAACGATCCAAAAAGATCTGTTAAACATTGTCACAATCGGCTTTGGATTCTTTGTACAAGCATCCTTGTTAGCCTTAATTGTGTTCAAGTAACGATAAATATTAGATATTAAGGAGCATTCAAATGCCATCAGGATTTCAACAAGACAGCAATCAATTAAACCCAGGTCTATTTCGTGTAGTTTGGGCCGCTAGCACAGGAACATACCCAACTGCCGACGGCAATGACAATGGTGCTATTACCCCAAACTCAGCAGATAGTTTTGCAACTTTGCCAACTACTCTAGTTAAGGCAAAAGCACGAGCACGTGGTAACCTTCGTTTCCGTAACGTAGTTAATCGTCTAAGTGGGTTAGGTGACTGCCAAATTTTAGATATCGAAACTGGTATCGCAGGTGGCGGCGCAGAACTAGTTGGCGACGATGTTGCTACAAGTTTGGCATTCACAGTTAAGTACGATCGTACAGCGGGTATCATTGATGCTCAAAAGGCACGTAATGTACAAGAAACTGGAGTTGCTACTAACGTTGCTACCGTAGCAATTACTACATTAGCACTTGCTATTGAAGACGCAGTTGTTCGTGGGTTCCGCGATGCTACTACATCAACAACTCGCGTATTATCTAGTGCTCCAACTGATAGCCAGACAGCTATTACTGTTGCCGCACCGGACACAGCCGCTGATATTTTAGCAGACGTTACCGTTGCTCAAATTGACGGTACTGAACTTACAACCATCGACGCTGCCGGCGCCGCAGAATAATAGGACCTAGATGATTCTTGCCTGGTTGTTACTTCTCACCGGTTTAGTACTTTCAGCAGTCGCAATCTATTACAGTGTAATAGGTTTGGCTGCTATTTTCTCAGCCGCAGTTATCCCCATCATAGTTATGGGCTCAGCTCTTGAAATAGCTAAACTAGTCTGCGCCAGCTGGCTTAAGGCCAACTGGGAACGTGCTCCACGTCTGATGAAAGTGTACATGACTACAGCAGTCATTGTATTAATGCTTATTACTAGCATGGGTATTTTTGGATTCTTATCAAAAGCACACAGCGATCAAAGTTTAGTGTCAGGCGACGTTACTAGTAAGATTGCCATCTATGACGAAAAGATAAAAACTGAACGAGAAAATATCGAAGCTAATCGCAAAGCATTAAAACAAATGGATGCTACTATTGACGAAACTATTGCTCGTAGTAAAACTGATCAAGGTGCGGTAAATGCTAATGCTATGCGCCAACGTCAAGCAAAAGAAAGAACACAGATCCAAGCTGACATTACCAAGTCGCAAAAAACTATTGCTACCCTAAATGAAGAACGTGCTCCTATTGCCGCTGAAATACGTAAAGTTGAGGCAGAAGTTGGTCCACTAAAGTACATCGCCGCCTTTATATACGGTGAAACAAATGAGACACTTTTAGAGAAAGCAGTTACTTGGGTAATCATTACAATTATTGTAGTGTTTGATCCATTAGCAATCATCATGTTGTTAGCCGCACAAATGACATTTGGCTGGAGAAAAGAAGAGCCCGCACCAGTAGCAGAACCAATTGAAACAGCTAAACTGGAACCATCGTATCCTAAGGATGATGGTCCATTGACTGCTGATCAAGTTGAACAAATTAAAGAACACGCACACACAGAAGTAACAAGCGATACACCGTCGACCGCACTAGGAGGTGATATAACGGCGCCGGAGGAACCAGTAATACCAGGTACTACTGAATCAGAGCTTGAAAAATGGAACAAGATGATTGAACAGGCCGAGCAGGAAGTTGCTAAAGAAAAAGAGTTAGCGTCTGCTGAAGCCGAAAAATATCATCCAACTGAAACGCAATATACTGAAGTTACAGGTGATAGAATTAAACCTGACCTAACAGAAGTAATAGAAGCAGACTCAGTAGAATTATCAGACCTAAAAAAAAAGACTTATATGACCAAGGACCTTACGGGCAAGATACAAATCAAGAACAGGGAAGCATAGGCTATATTCAAAACGCTGAACAAGACACTAGTACAATTTGGTCACGTGTTGTAGAACGTACTGGAGCACGAGCCAAAGACGAATTATATAAGTTGTATAGTAATAAAGTTTTTGACACATTAGAAGTAGACGCAACAACAGATCCAAAGTTATTTGAGTTTGTTGAAGAGACTCGAACTAAAGGTCCAAGATTTAGTAACTATACTACAGAAACAGTAGAAACATTTGTAAGTAGGATATATGAACTTAGGAAAGATAACAGTAATAACACCGCCGGATAAACTATTCAATTTAACCTTAAGTTATTTGTTAGTCAAACCCAGCCTAGTAGTAAAAGAACAGTTTCAAGCTATTCTAAGTCAAAGCATTGATGATTTAAATGTCTTTATTTTTGATCAGGATGAAACGGATATTAGTTGGTTACTAAGTACTGCTCAACAAGTTGATGTGGTTATAATTGACGTTGACAATTGTGATCTTATTACACATAAGTTTATCACATTCATGTTAGCACAGGGTAATTCTTACTATATAACTAACGACGAACTAACGCCCTATAATTTAATATCCAAAAATCGTATTTACAACTTGGATAGTATTGTAGAACAGTTCAAACAAGATCAAGAAGAAGACGAGGACTCAGATGAATCAGAAGAGTAAAGGTACAGGCATTACTGTTAGAGATAACGAAAATATCAATCAAGCTCTACGCCGTTTTAAGCGTAAGATTGAAGATGCTGGTATTTTGGAAGATCTCCGTAAAAAAGAATTTTACGAAAAGCCAACCACTGCCCGTAAAAAAGCCAAAGGTGCCGCCAAATCACGCTGGCGCAAGAAGCTCGAAAAAGACCAATTACCAAAGAAATTATATTGACAATCTAAATACTCTGTGTTATAATTTAAGCTCATAATAAAGAAAGAACTTAAATGGCTAACACAGACGTAATGATTGATTTGGAAACATTGGCAACTAGTACTGATGCTGTTGTACTTACAATCGGCGCAGTAAAATTTGATCCGTTTGGATCTGATATCAAAGAACCCGCAATGAATTCCTTCTATGTCAAAATTGATATTGACAGTTGTGATGAGCTAGGATTAGTCGCAAACGACGATACTATAGCTTGGTGGGCACAACAAGACAAAGCCGCACAAGCAGAAGCATTTGAAGGCACTGATCGAATTCACATTCGTGAAGCGTTTGATCAACTATATAAATTCTGTTGGGGCGCAAAACGTGTTTGGTCAAACGGTGCGGCATTTGACATTCCAATTTGTGAACACGTTTACAAAAAACTAAACAAAGCAGTTCCTTGGCAATATTGGGCAGTACGTGATGTACGTACAGCATTTGATTTAGGTATCAATCCGCATCGTCCTCCAGTGCTTGCCCACCATGCGTTACAAGATGCTTGGAACCAAGCAGTAGGTATTCAAAACGTCTACGGAGTTTTACGTACTAGTACAACTAGCGGTGGTACTTACATCGCACCTTTTTCAAAGACTAACTAAAATGCACTATACAAATACAGACGATCCAATTGATTTTCCGAAGATAACTAAAATGGATCCACAAACTAAAGAAGTAATGGACATTCTCCAAGAAGAATGTGCCGAAGTTATACAAGCGGTAAGTAAAATCAGCCGCTTTGGCCTGGACAACTACAAGCCTGGTAAACCTAAGACTAACAAGGAACACTTGGAAGAAGAACTTGGTGATATGTTGGCTATGATAGATATTCTACACAGTATGGATATTGTATCATATACTAATATTGAACGGGCACAAGCTGCCAAAATAGAAAAACTAAAAAAATGGTCAAATATTCAGAATTTAGAGAATATCTGAGATAAATAAATTTGTAGAGCGCCGTAAAGGGCCTACAAATTTCTTGCTTAATTAAAAGGAGATTATTATGAGCAAAATCATCGGTATCGATTTAGGTACAACAAATAGCTGTGTAGCGATCCTAGAAAACGGAATTGCTAAAGTAATTGAAAACAGCGAAGGTGCTAGAACAACACCATCAGTTATTGCGTATGCCAAAGACGAAATCCTAGTTGGCGCAACAGCAAAACGACAAGCAGTTACAAACCCCAAAAATACTATCTACGCAAGCAAGCGTCTTATTGGACGTAAGTTTGACGAAAAAGAAGTCCAAAAGGATATCAACTTGATGCCTTACAGTATTGTCAAGGCAGACAACGGTGACGCATGGATCGAAGCCAACGGCGAAAAACTAGCACCGCAACAAGTATCAGCTGAAGTACTCAGAAAAATGAAAAAGACAGCAGAAGACTATCTCGGTCATGCTGTTACACAGGCTGTTATTACAGTCCCGGCTTATTTCAATGACAGCCAACGTCAAGCAACCAAAGACGCAGGCCGTATTGCCGGCTTAGAAGTATTGCGTATTATCAACGAACCAACTGCGGCCGCACTCGCATACGGAGTTGACAAAGCAGACAAACGTGATCGTAAGATTGCTGTATACGACTTAGGTGGCGGTACATTTGATATCTCCATTATTGAAATTGCCAACGTTGACGGCGATAAACAAATCGAAGTACTAAGCACAAACGGCGACACATTCCTTGGCGGTGAAGACTTTGACCAAGCTATTATGGATTACCTAGTAGATGAGTTTAAGAAAGACAACGGTGTTGATCTTAAGAAAGATATGTTGGCCCTACAACGTTTAAAAGAGTCAGCTGAAAAAGCCAAGATTGAATTATCTAGCGCCGCAAGCACTAGTGTTAACTTGCCATACATTACAGCAGACGCAAGTGGCCCTAAGCATATGAACGTGACTATCAGTCGTGCTAAATTTGAATCGATGGTTGAAGCATTGATTCAACGGTCAATTGAGCCATGTAAGACAGCAATGAAAGACGCTAATGTTACTGCCGCTGACATTGACGAAGTTATCCTTGTTGGTGGTCAAACACGTATGCCTAAAGTACAAGAAGCAGTTGAGAAACTGTTTGGCAAGGCTCCACGTAAAGACGTTAACCCAGACGAAGCAGTTGCCGCTGGTGCTGCCATCCAAGGAGCAGTGTTGTCAGGCGACAAGACAGACGTGTTGTTGTTAGACGTAACACCATTGACATTGGGCATTGAAACAATGGGCGGTGTGTTTACCAAGTTGATTCAAAAGAACACAACTATTCCAACTAAACACTCACAAACATTCTCAACAGCAGAAGACAATCAGCCAGCAGTAACTATTAAAGTTGCCCAAGGTGAGCGTGAACTGTTTAAGTATAATAAGTTGTTAGGCGAGTTTAATCTTGAAGGTATTGCTCCAGCATTACGTGGTACTCCACAGATTGAAGTTACCCTAGACATTGACGCCAACGGTATTCTTAACGTAAGTGCCAAAGATAAAAACACTGGCAAAGAAAATAAGATTACTATCAAGTCTGATTCAGGATTAACTGAAGCTGAAATCAAACGTATGGTACAAGAAGCTGAAGAAAACGCAGAGTCTGATAAGAAGACTGTTGAACTAGTCAACGCACGTAATCAAGCTGAGTCGACAGCACACAGTCTAGGTAAAGACTTTGAAGAATTTAAAGCTGAATTATCTGAAGAAGAAACAACTGCGTATACAACAGCTAAGACAAGTTTGGATGAAGCATTGAAAGGCGAGGAAGTCGAAAAGATTAACGAAGCTATTTCAAAGCTATTTGAATCTGCTAGCCCTATCTTAACAAAGAAACAGGCAGCAGAATCAGCCAACGCAAGCCCTACACAACCACAGGGTGAACAAACCGTAGATGCGGAGTTCAAAGAGGTTGATGACACAGAGAAGAAGTAATACAATGTAAACATGTGGGATGCCTTCGGGGTCCCACAAAGTTCTTGCTTAATAAAGGAGATATAAATCATGACACAACTAAGAACTGTAAACGCGGCAGACCTTGCCCACCTAAGTAGAGCCCTAGTAGGCTTCGATCGTTATTTTAATGCCCCTAGTCACCATAATGGTAACTATCCACCACATAACATCGTAAAATACGACGAGACCCATTACGGAATTGAAATTGCTGTATCTGGTTTTAGTAGAGAAGAAATTACCGTAGAAGTTGATCAAGATCAACTTACTGTAAAAGGATGCAAACTAAATCAGGCAGATAGCCGTTTCGAATATCTACATAGAGGGTTAGCCGCTAGAGACTTTGAACAACAATTTACTCTTGCCGAGTATATGGAAGTTAATGCGGCGGAGGTTAAGGATGGTATGCTGGTAATTGAAATCATGCGTATTATTCCCGATGCGCTCAAACCTCGTCAGATTAAGATTAAATAAAGTTAAATAACCCGGGGGAAGAAATTCCCCCATTTTTAGAAAAAGAGAACACAATGCCTAGTACCGATATCCAACTAGATGAAAAAATTAAAGTAACTGTGAACGAGCCTAGACAATGGAAAGTTATTCTATTGAATGACGACAGTACCCCTATGGAGTTTGTAGTAGGACTATTGATTGAAATATTCAAACACAATCCCACTAGTGCTGACGATGTTATGATTCAAGTTCACGAGACTGGTAGCGGTGTTGCTGGCGTTTATAGTTTTGAAATTGCTGAAGCCAAAGCAGTTGAATCTACTAACCTTGCTCGCACAAATGGACATCCCTTACAAATTAAAATGGAAGAAGAATGAGCTTAAAAGAGTTAACCCACGAAGCACATAAAAATGCCGAAACGCAACCATTTGTTAAAATATTATTTTCAGGAAAAATTAATCCTAAATTATATTCAGCATATTTAAAAAACCAGCATCCGTGCTACGAGATTTTAGAAGTTTGTTCAATGCCACATGGGCTACTTACTGGCCTTCCTGATATGCGTCGGGCACCTGCTATCTTAGCAGACTATCTAGAATTACACAACAAGGATGACGCTGAGCCTACTATATTGCCAGCAGTTGAAAACTATATCAAATATATTCTAAGTATTAAGGACGATCCTAAACGACTAATGGCACACTTGTATGTGCGGCACATGGGCGATTTAGCAGGTGGTCAAATGATTGCCAAACGAGTTCCAGGATCTGGAAAATATTATCAGTTTAGTGATCCTGACGCTCTTAAGATTGCCATTCGTGAACGACTAGACGACAGCATGGCCGATGAAGCTAAAGTATGTTTCCAATACGCCGCAGATATGTTTAAGGAAATGCTCGAGTTAGTAGAGTACACTGATGAGTCAAAGTAAAGTCTGGGATACCTTAATAGAAATCCAATATCTCCTCGAGGAGTCATTTGATGCTACTGGAACTGCAATTCATGAACCAGGTATGGACCGTTTTAACCAGCCGGGATGGGTTAATCGCGTGTGGAGTAGTGATAGATATCGTCGTGCTCACGTTGATGTGGTGGATGCTAGAGCAACAAAAGGATTATGGATGATGCACTGTTGTATCTTTCCACATACGCACAACCCTGCTCCAATATACGGCTTTGATGTAATAGCTGGTAAGAACAAAATGACTGGCTGTTTTCACGACTACAGCCGGGCTGGTGATCCTGACCATCCTATGATGGAATGGTTTGCTGGAGAAGTTAGTAAGTTAGAATGGCGTAAGCCACGTGCTCTTCCAGAATGGGCCACTAACATCTTTAGTCCTAGTATGGTAGCCGCGGGCAATGTTAGCGATGAAGCAGAACTAGAGCAAATCTTTAGTATGGCTAAAACTACCCTAGCGCATTACTTAGAAACTGTAGCAGAAACAAATAATACAGCAGAAAATACTACTGAAGCGCAGAACTATTACGCACAAAATCAGAAATGTAACCCACATACCCCCCGTGTAATGGTCAGTTTAGGGCTATCTGAAGAGGATGTACAAGTATTCATACAGGAATGCCTCTTCCCAGAAATCCACTAAATACTGTACTATGCGTATAACAGACTTAGATAACTTACTTGAATTAGCACCAGCACCTGGGGTAATTGACCCTAACATTCCTCCTGAAGAATTAGAGGATGAGCCAGAAGTTACAGAACCAGAAGTAGCTGAACCAGAAGTAGCTGAACCAGAAGTTGCAGAACCGCAACCAGCAATTGCGCCACCAACCGAGCCTACGTCAACAACCTCAATCGGAAAAAATCTTGAACCTGAGTTGTTTATGCCGCCACAGGCGCCATCTGTAGAACCTACAAAAGTAGATTTAGAAAATATTAAAGAGTTTGAAAAACTCTCAACTAGTTTGTTAACTAAAGCAAAAAAGTTATCTACAACTAATCCTGTAAGAAGATTTGCTTATAAGATATTGTTTACATTTTCTGGGTTAACTGACAACTTACAAGAAAGTATTGAACCTACAGAACTCAAACTGATTCAAGCTAGTAGCATGTCTATGATGGCAGTTTTAGAAAGAAAAGGATTTAAAACTATTGCAGAAGCAGTCGAATTTATGCGACAAGCTGATCAATTAGCAACTGATGCTCTTGCTATAGAAGCTAGCCAAAGTAAAGAATACCAAAAAGCACACAAATCACACGAAGCGTACATTAAACTTACTGCTTTTGAAGAGCTGGTTAAACAAGACGAAGAGTTAGAGGCATTTGCTTTAAAAATATCAAATAAACTTAACTTACCAATGCGCTGGGCTAGAAATTTAATTGGAATGTTTGGCGCTAAGATGGATAAATTTAAACGTAACTCATTCATGGCAGCGTGTGAAAATGGCACAGCTTTAGATCTTAATGCTATGATGTCTGCCGGGCAAGGCAACGTTGACACTTTTGTAGCAGAAGGTGATATTAGAGAAGTTTACAGTTCGATTAAAACTACGTTATTAGATATTAGTCTAAGTGACGGCCAAGGTGCTGCAACTGGGCCATTTGAAGCACTATTAGCCATTATGGGTGGTGCCGTAAAAGCTAAAGAAGGCGATTTACTAATTAATGGACAACATTACGAAGTTAAAAGTGGAAGTATTAGACCAGTACTAAGTGATGTTAAAAGTGGAAAGTCCATTAACGGTGCGTACAGTAACGCATGGTTAGATTCCGGGGGCGAACAATCACCGGCTTCTGCCAGAGCAGTTTTTACAGGTCAAGTAGCAAATTACTCTCCTAATGTAAAAGTGCCTACTAACGTTGACTTTAGACCACAATCGCTTGAGAACATGAGAAAGTTCTTGATAAGTAGGAAAATAGCCGCTAACAGCAAAACTATAATATATGAGTTTCATAAAGCTATGTATCCAGACCTTGCTAAAGCAAAGATTTCGAATTATAGTTTAAGATCGGCATGTGGTAGAATTTTTGTTGCTATCATGGAAGACAAAGCCGATGTAATAGCAAGAGAACAAGGTATCATGGCTATGCTACAATATAATTTAGGTCATTATCAAGCTAACTTTATTTTGTACAACTCTTCTACACAAACATTTAGAGTTATTAATGGTGCTGAAGGTATAGCCAGTTTATTAAAAGAACAACCTAGCGCATTTGGTGTTAACTTCCTAAAGCAAACTATTACTATCAGTGGCAAATCTACTAGTACAAGAAAGAGTGCGCCTGGAATTTATTTTGGCCCATTAATGGATAGTCCCGAAGCAGAAGCTTATCTAAATGAAAAGCGAAAAGAAGCCGGCATAACACTAAAAATTAGTAAAGGCCAAAAAACTGCTGATGCGTGGAATAACGGTATAGATACTGGCGGATACTTACCCGGTAACGAACTAGGAGAACCGGTTGGTAGACCAAAGAAAACAACTGTTTCAAAAAAACGTGCTCTTAAAGAAGTAGACAGTTTCTTATTAGATTACTTCGTCAAATAATCATCAAGTTCTTAATCTAGAACAAATTATACACTATTATAATTAGTTGCCCCTTTACCGTAAATACTATACGGTATATCGGGAGCGAATCGATGAAAACCTTACTAGTAGCAATTGGGGCTATATTAGTTGCATCGGCATCTAATTCAGCAGAATTACAACATAATTTTAGTAGTCCATCCTTTAGCGGTATTGGCTACGGTTCTCACGTCTTAACACTTTATCAATTAGAAACTCAAGCTAAAGACAAAAATAAGGCGGCTGGCGAAGCATTAAAAGCAAAAGAAGAAAGTGACAAACTAAACACCCCGCAAGCTAAATTTCAAGCAAACTTAGAAAGTCGCATTTACTCACAATTAGCCAAACAAATTACAGATAGCCTTTTTGGCACTAATGGTGCTCCACAATGCGCTGTAACCAACGGAGTTTGCGGAGAAATGACAGTAGCTGGCAATAACATCACATGGAAAGTAGACGGCACATTTATTATTGTTCGTATTGAAAACGCTCTTGACCCAAGACAATTTACAGAAATGAAAGTACCAAGTGGTACATTTGGATTTTAAGGATAAATTATGAGACAAACATTTTTATCCTTGGCAGTTGTAGCAGTGTTGTCTGGCTGCGCCACGGGTTCAGCTATTAAACAAAAGTTAACTGGTAATCAGTTTGACGAACCAACGGTTGAAACTAGTAAATTTTTAAAGAAAGATTCAAATAAATTATTGCCACCAGAAGGCGGTCCTGTTGCTGTAGCAGTATATGGGTTCCGAGATTTAACTGGCCAACGTAAGTCACAACCGTTAATTGCTAGTTTAAGTTCGGCAGTTACTCAGGGAGCTGAAAACTATCTAATTAAAGCGTTACAAGATGTGGGCGATGCTCGTTGGTTTACTGTGTTAGAACGTGTAGGATTAGAAAACCTAATCAAAGAACGTCAAATGATTCGACAGATGCGCGAACAATATCAAGGCAAAGATGCTAAGGCTCTTCCTCCTATGATGTTTGCTGGAATTATCATGGAAGGCGGCATTGTTGGCTACGATTCAAATACACTTACTGGTGGAAGTGGCGTAAGAATATTTGGCATAGGTGCTAGTACACAATACCAATCAGATACAGTAACAGTTACTTTACGAACAGTTAGTGTAGCAACGGGTGAAATATTAACTACGGTCACAGTAACTAAAACAGTCCTAAGTTATATGGACAAACTAACATTACTTCGGTTTGTTGACGATGGTACACAATATGGCGCTGGCGCTAATGCCCTTGAAGGTGAAGTTGGCGGCAGTATAAACGAAAGCATTAACAGGGCTATTGATGTAGCAGTACAGGCAGCAGTGGTAAACACAATTAACGAAGGCGCCCGTAAGGGACACTGGGCATTTAAAAGTAATAAAGTAAGTGCTCCAGTCGCAGTAATTCCAACTATAGAAGCACCTATACCAAATATAGTGCCTGCGCCGGTAGTAGAGGAGAAGAAAGATGTCGTGGTTCAATCACAAGCCCAACCCAAAACCCAAACCGAGGCCGTACCCAGTGCCCCCGCAGAAGTAAAGAAAGAAGAACCTAAGGCATTGTTTGGTCAACGTACACTACTAGAAAATTCTTTCTTGTACGCAAGTGAAAATGAAGCAAGTACACGTAAATGGTGGATACCTAAAGGCACCGTAGTAGATGTAAAACAACCCGGAATAGAAGGGTGGTGGAGAGTAACAATGTCAGATGGAACCGGCCGTGGCGGTTGGATTCAAAACAGCAAGTTAGGTAATTAAACAGAGAAAGTGTTGATTTTTTAACAGTGTAAATTTTTTTACATGTTGAGAAAATAACAGCAGAGTATAATTTCTACAGCTAATTGAGTAAATATTTTCGTAAAGAGGTAAGTTGTAAGAAATAAAATTAACTAAAAGAGGGATAATCCCCAAGGAGCAACATTAGAGAATAATAATCTAATGTTAACAAAAATGAAACAAACAATGACAGGCGGTTGTGGGTTGTCGAGAAAATTACTCACAGTGATGCTTTTGGGCTTTGCCACCATAAGTGGTGCTCAGACAGCAACAGGTCCTAACAAGGTTTATATCGAACAAGTGGGTAGTAGCAATACTATCACTATCGAGCAAGTTGGTGGGACCAACAATGTTGGTGGTGTTACTACAACTGTGGCAACCGCAGTAGCAGGAACAGGTATTACCACACTGACTCCAGACGCACCAAGTTCTACTAACTACGGCACTATTACTGGAAGTACAAACATAGTTGACATTACACAAACTGGAAATGCTAACAGTAGCCAATATAATATTCGTGGCAGCAATAACAGCTACACTACTAATATGTTAGGTAATGGTAATCAAACTAGACTAACTATTGGTAATCCTAATGCCGCTACAAATAGCCAAAACGTTATTACAGAACAGATTATTGGTAACAACAACATGATCATTCAAGACCTAGTTGGTAGCAATATTGTTACTAGCACAAACTTGATTGGTAATGATAACCAAGTGACCAGTAGTTTGCTTAGTAGTAGAGGCACAGTGTCAAACGTAGTTACAGGAAATGCCAATGTATTCAATCTACAGCAGTTAGATGCAGCTGGCGCAAACGGCCATAATCTTGCTATGATGACTACTGGCGATTACAACAGTATTACTACACAGCAACAAGGTACTAACGATACTACTGTAAATATTCAAACACAAGGTAGCAACAATACTATCACAGTTCGTACTAGCAGTACAACTATTGCGTCACCAGCTACAGCTATTGCGAGGTAATTATGCGTGTCTTACTGTTAGCCCTACTGCTAACATTTGCCAGCCCTTCTTGGGCTGGTATCGGCACGGTTTCAGAAAACAAGGGCACAGCCTGTGAAGTTGAACGCAACAAGAAAAAGATGTCAGGGGTTAAGGGTGCTGAGATTGAAAGCATGGACACATATACTACCGGTGCTTGTGTAAGCAACATTACATTCAAAGATGATACCAAAGTCAAAATTACAGAAAACAGTCGACTACTTATCGACGACTTTGTTTTTGATCCTAAGGCATCAGACGCGGGCAAACTTGCTCTTAGGGTCGGTATGGGCACTGTTCGATATGCTAGCGGACAGATTGCTAAAAATAATCCGCAACAGGTAAACATCAAAACTCCAACAGCTACAGTAGCAGTGCGTGGCACTGACTTTACCATGACTGTAGACGAAACAGGCCAAAGTCTTATTATGCTAGTGCCTAGTTGTAAAGATGAAAAAGATACTAAACAATTTGAATTAGACGAACAACGTTGTAAAGTGGGTAGTATTACTGTAAGTACAGGTATGGGATCAGTAACCCTAGATAAAGCCTTTGAAGCTACTTACGTAACAAGTAACTCAATGATGCCAACTGCTCCGGTAGTAGTTAGTACTATTGAGGGTAAAATTGGTAACAATCTTATCTTAGTTAAGCCTCAAGAAATTCAACAAGCAATTAAGGAGTCTGGCAGAAGTAAACGTGATACTGAACTGGAAGAAATGGAGGCAGACGCCCAACGACAAATAGCCATGCGTGTTGAAAAAGCCAACGAGAAAAGCGACCCTGTACTATTACCAGATACATTTGCCGATGGTAAGAAAGGTTGTAATCCAAGTACTACAGTTTGTGTAGCATGGGAAAAGAATGATTCACCTGATATACAAAGCAAAGGTAAGGGTACAGCATATAGAAGCAATACAGATCATTACGCTGAAGTAAAAACATCTGGATATGATTCAAACACATTTGTAGCTATTAGTCACAACGATCAGTATGCGTTTACGTTTGTTGGTAGCGGAGATCCAGGAGGCAACGTAGTAAACATCGTACAGAAGACTGGTGTATTGAGAAGACCATGAAACGTTTTTTAATATTCTTACTATTTGTATGTTCAAATGCCTTTGGTGGCATTACTGATCTAAAACTTAGCACAGCACAGATATTTGATGTACAGTGGTACATTAGTGGTGGCAGATTATATGCCAGTGGTTTTAGTTATATCTATGCGTCAGTGAACTATGCCACTCAAACTACTCAGGCGGCACGTTGGACTCAAGCACAAACGCAGGATGCTAGCGCAAATGGTCGTTATATTGGATTCTTCAATAGCACTACTAATCCCGGTACATATGGTATGGCAGTGTTCAATAGCGACGGCACAAGATACAAAACAATCAACAACACAGGATCGTTTAGAGCACTAGCAGATGGTGCTATCTTCTATAACGGCAACGGCATGTGGGGCACATTGATCACTACTGGGGCTGGTTATAATAACGGACAAAGTGGCAACTGGGCAGTGACTCAAGACAATCCAAATAACACACAATTACAAGCATATACTCCACCGAGCTCAGAACCGTTAGCCGCTGGACAAACAGCCGCTCCAGCAGGGCCGCCGCCCCCGGCGTTGTGTTGCGGAGGGAGTGCTTCACCGTTTAATGCTAGTGCTACTAATGTAGCCAAAATACAATCGTTTGTAAATCGTACAACTAATGACAGTCGAGTGAATATAGAACAACTTGGCACACAAAACGAAGTAGTAGTAGATCAATCTGGGACTAAACAAAACTACGTTAACTACTATGGAAATGGGTTGAGCAACGACATTGATATTAAACAAACAGGAAACGGTTCTACGCAGGTAAACTATGTTGATCTACAAGTTATTGGAAATTTCAATACTGTAAAAATTGAACAGACTAGTACCGGCGGCGCCAAAGGTGCGTTTGTTAATGTTCAAGATAATAACAATAGTCTTATACTAAAACAACAAGGCAGCGGAAGTCACTATGCTGAAGTTAATCTAAGTGGTGGAAATAAAACTGTTGATGTTCTACAAGAAGGAACCGCCAGCCATATGGCCAGTGTTACATTAACTGGACCGCAACCTTCTAGTTTAAATCTAATACAGTCTGGCACAACACAGCAGTATTACTCCATTACAAACAACTGTACTACAGCTGGCGGGTGCGCCCCTATTACAGTCACGCAGGGCAGATAATGATAATAATGTTTAGCTTACGTATGTATGCGCCAGAATACAAGATGTATAGCGACGAAGTAGGATATTATATACAAGAATGCGGCGGGGAATTTTATGTACGCAGGAACGATGTTGAATTTGTAGTAGAAGAACGATACAGAGAGTTTGTATTAATAAAATTTCCGTTTTTAGAAGAAATTCCGCTAGCTTATTAAGTTTCAAACTAAAAACAGCATAAATATTGGATGCTAAAAAAAATCTTAACAAGCCCTTGGACTGCTCTATTAACCCTAACGTTAGTAGTGGGTATACGAATTGCAGACCCCTCATTTGTTGAAAGCGTAAGACTACGTTATTTTGACACACTGGTTACACAACCAAGAGCAGTTCCTGCTCCTGACAATATTGTTACAGTTAATATAGATGAAGCCGCGTTAGACAAATACGGCCAATGGCCATTACCAAGGGCAGAATATGCTAAAATTATTAAAGACCTGTATGCTCGTGGTGCTGGCCTTGTTGTGCTCAACGTTCTTATGGCTGAGCCTGATCGTACTGGTGGTGACGCAGTTCTCGGAACTGCTCTTAAACAGTATCCTGTAGTACTGGGATCAGTGCCTAGCGATAAGACTAAAAATACTCCCCGTGCTCCAGGCAGTGCTGTAATGGGGCCAGAATGGTTAGACCAAATAGTTCAGTACCCAGGACTTATTGCTAATATTCCGCAACTAGAAAATAATGCGGCAGGTGTTGGTATCGTTAGTACACTACCAGAAGTAGACGGCGTTAATCGTCGTATGCCACTAATTGTGTCAGTTGACGATAAACTGTATCCCAGCATAGCCATGGAAACATTGCGTGTGGCCGCAGGCGACTCAACATTCCAAGTAAAATTATTTGAAGGTGGCGTTGAGAAAATGCGTATTCCCAAGTTTGGTCCTGTTACCACAGACAACCTTGGACGCATATGGATCGATTGGAGCCAAACTAATCAATCGTATAGTCTTACTGATCTTCCTAAAGATTTTAATCGAGCAATAGTTGTGGTTGGTCCCACAGCCGCGGGCATCTCTAATCCAGTACCCACAGCAGTTGGCGCAGTGTTCCCGCATCAATTACACGCTGCAGTTATAACAACCATGGCTAATGGTGTTGTTATACAGCGTCCTGATTATGCGGATGGCGCTGAGATTCTAGCACTTGTAGCATTTGGTTTATTATTAATTTTCTTATCGAGGTGGACTTATGTTGGCATTGGTGCTACTGTGGTTATTGTTGGTGCCGTCGTCCCTGGTACTATGTGGGCTTTCAGTAGTTGGCTCATCTTATCAGATGCGACGGCAATCTCGTTTGGTCTTATTCTTGTTGCTCTTCACACTTATGGTGTTAAGTTTGTAAGTGAGTTCTTACAGAAGCAACAAATAAAGAAACAATTTGGTAGTTATGTTAATCCTACTATAGTAGAACGACTACAAAAGAATCCAGAGCTTATTAAATTAGGCGGCGAACGTAAAGAGCTTTCAATTGTCATGACCGACCTGCGTGGCTTTACAACACTGGGTGAAAGCTTTGGTGATGATGTAGAAGGACTCACACAGATTATGAATGACTACATGACAGCGTTGAGTATTCCTGTATTAGCAAACGATGGCACACTGATTAAGTTCATTGGAGATGCCAGTTTACACGTACACGGTGCTCCGTTAGATGATCCTCGACATGCGTTCACTGCTGTCAAAACAGCACAGCAAATGATTAAAGCAATTGAAGATTTCAACGTAGAACTTACAGCCAGTGGAAAACCTCCAGTTGGTATGGGTGCTGGTGTTAACACCGGCGAAACATTGATTGGTAACATTGGTGCTAAAAGTAAGTTCGGCTATGACGTGCTAGGTGATAGTGTAAGCACTGCTGCACGTTTAGAAGGACAAACAAAGTCATACGGTGTATTGTTAATTATTGGACCTAATACTAATGACATAGTTAAAGATGAAATTTTTACACTGGAATTGGACAACATCGCAGTCAAAGGCAAAACAATTGGTCTACGCATTTACACACCATTACACACAGAGGGTGTAAACATGGCTTCTTACCAAGCGGCTAGACTAAACCATAATCAGATGCTACAATCGTATAGAGATCAACAGTTTGATCAAGCTATTGAATTGAGCAAAAACTTAATAGGATCATTTAACGGCCAAATGGATCACAGTTACGAGTTATGGATAGATCGTTGTAAGGATATGAAGAATGTTAAACTTCCTAAAGATTGGGATGGTATCTTTCGCGCTACTAGTAAGTAGTCCATCAAGCGGCATAACGCTTACTGCTAAAAGCTGGTTAGTAGCAGACAGCAAAGGTAAGATTATAGATGGAGAAAATACTGACCAACAACGAAGTATTGCCAGTATAACTAAACTTGTCACGGCCATGGTTGTGTTAGATGCTAAACAAGATTTAAATGAATATATTAAACCCTATACACGGGGGGAGATGATACAATTAGCGTTGGTTAAATCAGACAATCGATCAAGTTTAGATTTATGTAAACACTACCCAGGCGGTTCGGCATCTTGTGTTAGAGCAATGAACAATAAAGTAGAATCATTAGGTTTAACAAAAACTCGTTTTGTTGAATCTAGTGGGCTTAATCTAATGAATATTAGTACTGCTGAAGATTTAATTTCCATTATAATGGAAGCTGCAAAATATCCAGAGATTGTGTTAGCTTCACGTACTAGCGAAGTTAAAATTAAAATTAGAAAGAAATGGTTTATATTTCATAACACTAATCCTAGTATAGGCAAGCGTCACGACTTTGTAGTTAGCAAGACTGGATTTATTAATGCGTCGGGCGGATGCGTTGTTATAATGATGGACACTGAGATTGGACGCAGAATTGTTGTAGTACTGGGCAGTAAGAATACTCGTACCCGTATACCCGAAGCAGAATTTATTGCTACTAACTTCTAAGTTTTGCCAAGCCCACGTAGCTGAAAAATTTAAACCACATCCAACCAATATCAAATTCAAACCAACGACGACTCAGTTTGGGATTAGCAGGATCCAAGTGATGATTGTTGTGTAGTTCTTCACCACCGATTAATATACCCCAAGGAACTACATTGCGACTGTAGTCTTTAGTTTCCCCATTGCGATATCCCCACCAATGTCCTATGCCATTAATAAAGCCAGCGGCCCAGAATGGAATCCATATCATCTGAACACCCCACACTAGAAATCCCCATGGCCCAAATAACAATAGATCTATGATCAGCATTACAAGAACTCCAAGGCGATGGTGGGGTGTATAAAGTTTACGTTCAATCCAGTCCTTGGGAGTTCCCATTCCGTATTTCATAACCATATGAGCGTCACTACCTGCTTGATTATAATACTTGACTCCACCAAAAACTAAATTCCAAATTCCAAATACATGGGGCGAGTGCGGATCACCTTCTACGTCTGTGTTCTGATGATGTTTGCGATGTACTGCTACCCATTGCTTGGTAGTCATGCCTGTAGTTAGCCATAACCATGCTCGCATAAAGTGACTTAAAATTGGGTGGAATTCAAGCCCCCTATGTGCTTGGCTTCTATGTAGGTATAGTGTAACACACACTATTGTGATATGCGTCATCACTAACGTTGCTATAATTTTATCCATACAATATTTAGCTGGGTTATACCGTCTAAAAATAAATTATCTAACTATCATAGCAAAAGTAAACATTACTGTAGGGACTGCTATTGCCATAAAACTTGTACCTATAAGCACTCTGTCTATTAAATCTGCTTTGGCTTGGATCCTAGCGTTTGCCAAGTCTGCTTGTAACTTGGCACGTTCTTTATACATCCTCACACGTTCAGCCATCATTTGCTCCCACACATCACCATTTCCAGAATATATCAACAGTTCTTTGAGTTGTTTTTCTGCGTCTCTGAGTGCTTTACTCTGCATGGCAATTTGTATAGACATCGATCTAATCTGACCGTCGGTGAGAATATTCTTGCTGTTTTGTGCCGCTACATTAGCACCATGAATTTTATCGCTGTTTTCAAAGAATTTGGCAAACTGTCCGTAGAGGCTGTTGACATCCTTGCCTAGAGCAATGGCCTTTTTGATATAGCCCACTGATTGTTGTGCGGCTGTGAAAGCAAGGCCGATTGTTATAGGATCAATCATGTTTTCTTAGGATCCTTATCTTTGGGCGGAGGCTTAGACCATTCTACACATACCACTCGACGATTGTAGACATCGCCAGTCCATGTCCATTTAACACATCGAGGCTCGTTTGATAGCATGCCTGCTAGTAACAGTGAAGCAATAGCATTTACCATAGTAGTTACTCCTAAATGCGTTCTCCGTAAAAATGCTACACTTTAAGGTACGCAGTAGCGAATTGTTTCCCTAGGGTAGTAGCCACCCCACACTTACGGTAACAAGTACCGGTCCTAAGGTGTGTTCTTTACGAGCTTCCGCCCTTTGCTTCTTTATCATCCGGTTGTTCAGGCTGATTTATTTTCTTTTCTGCTTCAACCCGTTCGTATTCAATTGTCTTGCCACGCAAATGAAGTACAGTATTAACCTTTTGATTTAAACGGATCAAGTCGTTGTCTAACATCCGTATGCGATCTATTAGTGCGATAAGAACAGTATTAGCATCGCTAATAACCGGCTTGACTTCAGTAGTAGCCCAAGTCCATACATACTTAATGATGAATCCCATGCCCACCGCCATGACAATAGGGAAACCATATTTGTTTACTAGTTCTACTACATCCATTATAGTATTGCTCCTATTACTAGTCCAATAGCGCAACCTAGTAGCCCTGCTTTCCACATGTCTCTATCGTGCCATATAGGTTGTGCTTTTAAATATTGTTTTGTATGTTCAGGCAAGCTGTCATACCATGCGGTCCATTTATTCATCGCTATTCACCTTGTGTCCTCGTGCAAACTGTTCTACGGGATCTAGTTTAACTAACATAGCACGGCCGTTAACATTAGTAATCTTAAAACAATCACCATGGCGCCAACCTAGTTTATCTATGTTGAGTTCTGGGTCAAATTTAATGCCCCATGTCTCCAAATCCCATTCGTAATCAAAGTGACGCATTAATCTCTCCTAGCGTCATTTTTACCGTCTGCTCGTGCAATACGGTCTGCGTCAGGACGTAGCCCTAGCGCATTGGATACAATAGTATCAATACGTATAACATCGTGATTCATAGTTTTAACACGGTTATCAAGTGCTGTAATAATGCCAGCCATACCTTTAACTGAACTTAAAACGCCCTGCAAAAGTAATTTGATTGTTAGGTATACAAAATACCCGCCCGCTAGTGCCGCTGCAACTGGAAATCCTAGATCTCCAATAATTTTGAAAATATCACCCATCGATTCGCTCCCGGATTTAACTACATAGTTATTTATAGTATTATTTGCCAAAATGATTGCGTTGATAAATAACTGGCACTATAATAGTGTTTTAACAAGGTAAATTAGTATAATGGCAACAGGTAAAGTAAAATGGTTTAATGAAACCAAAGGTTTTGGATTTATTACTCCAGACAACGGCGGTGAGGATTTATTTGCTCACTACTCAGCAATACAGACTCCAGGTTTTAAAGTTCTACAAGAAAATCAAGCAGTAACGTTTGATGTAGTACAGGGAATGAAGGGTAAGCAAGCTAGTAATATTCATCCAGAGTAAAATGAAAGCGTATCAATTCATTGTAACAGTTTTAATTGTTATATTTGTTTTGATACATGTTTTTATGTAAGGAATTGTTGTAGTCCTTGAATGGACAAAGTTGTAAAGTAAGGCGTTCTGGACGCGGGTTCGACTCCCGCCAGGTCCACCTAAGCATACTTGAATCTGTAAAAAGATCAGGTTTGGTATCCCAGGAGCTCTTTAGCATAGCTATAACTCTTAATAAACCAAAGTGTGTTTAAATGGGCCTGCCATGGTTTCGACAGGGTGAGATAGGATAACGACTCAACACGTGGGGTCACGTAAAATACAAAAATCGTAAATGCAAACGCAAATACATTCAAGTACATGCAAGTCGACGTCGCCTTAAACGATGACGCATTTGCACTAGCTGCCTAAGAAACAGCACTTGCGAGGTAGTTATACCTTGTCATCCAAAATAGCAGAACCCGCTCCGGCGGGTTTCTTTATTAAACAAAGCTATAAGCCTAATAGAAATAATTATAGTGAAAAACTATTGACCTTGGAGTTTAATAGGCTATATAATAGCACAAACACACAAGGAGACACTATGTCAATTACAATTAAAAACTTAGAGGCCGCTTTCGCAGGTGAAAGTCAAGCACATACTAAGTATCGCTATTTTGCAAAGATTGCTCGTGAAGAAGGGTATGAAGATGTTGCTAAACATTTTGAACATACAGCAGATCAAGAACTGCTACACGCATGGGGCCATTTAGAATTGCTCATCGGTAAGCCAACAACTAAAGAATGTTTAGAAAAAGCTATCGAGGGTGAAACATATGAATTCACTACAATGTATCCAGACTTTAAACGTGCCGCAGAGATCGAAGGTAATACTAAAGCTGCCTTTGAAGCAGGTCATCAAATTGAAGAAAGCAAAGAACACGCAGAACAATTTGCCCAAGTATTAGCCAAAGCAGAAAAGCGTTTTGCCGCTCTACAAAAAGTTGAGCAACGCCATGCTAATGCTTATAAACAAGTTTTGGAGGCACTATAATGGAACACGTATGTATTGTATGTGGACATGTCCACGATGAAGAACTAGAAGGCAAATGGGATGAACTTCCAGCAACTTTTGAGTGTCCAGAATGCGGAGTAGGTAAAGACGAATACGAAGAAATGGCATTCTAAGAAAAAGCCCGCAGGGGCTTTTTTTACGACTAAATATTTTATGCTAATAAAAATACTTGACACAATCAATGTCACCCCAATTATAGATGAGTACACTAGACTCGAGCCTAATATGATTTGGGCCGACTATGGATTTAAGGGAAAACAAGTTGGTCTACAACATAAAATAAACGAAGACGTTTGGGCGAGTGCGGTTGGTCGAAGTAGCGGTGATGAATTTGCCTCAACAATTTTAAATCCATTTTTTAAAGATACTGTATTTGAAGAGCTAATTAACAAATACAAATTATTTAAAACACGACTGATGTGGTTGAATCCCTACGCATGTTACAGCATGCACAAAGATGAAAGCCCTCGCATTCATATTCCATTAATAACTAACAGTCAATGCTATTTTACTTTTAAAGAAATTTCCCCGTACCACTTGGCAGTAAACAATGTTTACTTAACTGATACCACACGGTTCCACTCATTTATGAACTGTTCTGAGGAACCAAGATTACACTTAGTCGGGGCGGTTCGAACCTAAAGTTGTAAAAATACCACATTATCATATAGTTCTTGACAAGAGATATAAATACTCTTATAATAGAAACTAATTAACAGCAAGAGATAAATATTTTTTGTAGTTAGCCAAAACATGTTGACAGAGGTGTTGAAAGACACTATAATTAACACAAGACACTAGCATTCCGCTAGTAAATTTTAAGAGAGTAAACGAGAACCAAAATGCAATCATTTAACAGACATCATTTTAATCCGATGCCAAAACAGGCAGGCGTTATAGCCTCTTGCTGGTTAGCGATTAATAGTCTATCATATGATCGCACACCAGAGATTACCAGGGTCCGGGAGGGCTGGGATGGTTAAGTAACAACTTAATACATTTCGAAACTTCAAGGACCCTAGGATTAAAACCCTGGGGTTTTTTGTTTTTAACGCTGAGATTGCCAAGGCAGTCGTTGACGCAAAGTGTGAATATAGAGTAACGAGGACTCTGCTACGCACTTAAAACACGTAGCGAACGGGCGGACTAGTGGATGGCATTCCCTCTTGTGGGAAGAAAATACTAGTTATTAAAGCATATTCCGAAACTAGAATGTTTAGGGGATAAGGTCACAAGCCGAGTATGCTTTAATAAACACTTTCCACCTCCGCCTACGACGCGGTTGACATCATAGAGGGAGAGTGTTATAATTTAAGCATGGAGTAGAAGCATCAATGGTGATGCAGTGGACTGTAAATCCGCCGTCGTAATGGCACGCCTGGTTCGATCCCAGGATACTCCACCAAGTTTAAGGTCTGTTCGTATAGAGGTTATTACTGTGGATTGTCTATCCACTTACGGGGGTTCGATTCCCCCACAGACCGCCAATTTTATTCCGCAGTAGCTCAGTTGGTAGAGTAGATGACTGTTAATCATTTGGTCCCTGGTTCGAGCCCAGGCTGTGGAGCCAATCAATCGCGGGTAGGGCGGCCACCACTCCGGTCTCATAAGCCAGGAGCATCCCAGGTTCAAATCCTGGACCCGCAACCAATATTCCTCTGTAGTTAAATGGTATAACAATCGGCTGATAACCGGTCATTACAAGTTCGATTCTTGTTGGAGGAACCATACATGCCAGCGAGACTTGGTAGTCAGAGAGGTCTTATATACCTTTTAGCGCCAGATTAGCGTTCTTGATAGGGTTCGATTCCCTACGCTGGTACCAGTTTAGGATAGCAACAGCAAACTCAAAAATTCTACTTTTAATGGAAAAAAGATGCTATCCTGTTTTATACACTGTCGTCGTCTAGTGGCTAGGACGCTACCCTTTCAAGGTGGAGAAGCGGGATCGATACCCGTCGACAGTACCAAGTTTATGAGTTCGTCTAGAAACCGGTAAATTGTAGTTTAGTCTACAAGCTCATGATTCAATATGCCGTTGTAGCTCTCTGGGAGGGTAACTCGTTGTCTGCGAGACTTAGGTGGGTTCGATTCCCATCAGCGGCGCCAAATTTAGCCCTTTTAGTTTAATGGTAGAACAACTGTTTTGTAATCAGTTAACGGCAGTTCGATTCTGTCATGGGGCACCAATTTTAGGATGCGAACAGCAAATTCAAAAATTCAACTTTTAATTGAAAAATAAGCATCCTGTTTTATAAAAGGAAATCCAATGGCACACAAGCAACAAGGTATTCTAACACGCAGTCCGCAATGGTGGAAGCATTTGAAAGATTGGAAACGAGTATTCTGGAAGTCAGAACGCCAAGCCCAAAAGAAAAATATCAACAAAGGAGAATAGCATGAAACGTGCTAAACGTTAGTGTCATCTTTGACCCCCGTATGGTCCTGGATGGCACGTAAAAGAAAATATTTACGATCCATCCACGCTAAACTTTAGTGGCGAAGTACCCGGCTCTTAACCGGACTAACTGAGTTCGATTCTCAGAGCGTGGACCATATGGGGGTATAATTCAAAGGCTAGAATAGTCGGCTTTTAACCGATCTATCAGGGTTCGAGTCCCTGTGCCCCTACCATAAGAATAACAATTGAGTGTTAGCAAGTGAAGTCACGCTATTCAGTATTCTTCGAAGGTACTGTATAGTAGAAGGTTAATGGGTTCAACTCCCAACTACTCGGAAGGGTAGTGTCCGTAAAGGGGACTGTACTGGATGAATCTCAAGTAACGTACCGACTACTGTCCGGACTTGTTAAATCAGTTAAATGGTTCCAATAATGTGGTGGAACTACTTAGTTGTTATCCTTATGGTAACGTAGCATAATGGTTGTGCACCGCCTTCATACGGCGCCCGGTGTGAGTTCGAATCTCACCGTTACCACCATAATAAAAAATAAGTATTGTATGTTTAATACAGATGCTTTTACAAGTGGACAAATCGACAGCAAGTTATGGGTGTGTCGTGAGCTTGAACAATTAGGATGGACTAGTGAACTGACACACGTATATGGCGGTTGGTACGGAGTGCTAGCTTTCTTGTTATTAAGCCGTGAACAATTTAAAGTAGCAAAAATAGAAAGCTACGATATGGACCCAACATGCGAATCTATCGCCGATATGATCAATGAAAATTGGGTTTCAAAGAATTGGCAGTTCAAAGCGTACACTGTAGATTGTAATCAAACTATTGCGGGTGCGCCAGACCTTGTTATTAACACTAGTACTGAGCATTTTGAAAGTCTAGCATGGTTTGATGCCATTGCGCCCGGTACACGAGTTGTACTACAAGGTAATAACATGCCACATGATGATCATATAGTGTATTCAAAAAGTTTGACAGAGTTTAAAGAACTGTATAATATTACAGATGTAGTATACGAAGGCAGTTTAGAATTTAAATATCCCACATGGTCATTTACAAGATACATGATCATTGGAACAAAATAAAATATTGGTAAAGAACATAAGGTGTTCGGAAGTTTCGAAAGAAGGGTTATAAAAGGTCGGAAGCCGTTATTAGCCGGAGGTTATAAATCTCACTTCAGCCGGGTGGTGGATCAGGACATACAGTCTGGGCGATCCTCGAACGCAAGTGGCACTCCACGTTTGCTAGACAAGTAGAGCAGTACTGTATGTACTGGGTAGCCAAGTTTCACTTGATTGTGGACCAAAACTCTCAATGTTCTTTTCCAATATTTTATATGCGGGTGTAGCTCAGCTGGTAGAGCGCCACGTTGCCAACGTGATTGTCGTCGGTTCGACTCCGATCACCCGCTCCAGTTTAGGATAGCAACAGCAAACATTAAAAATCTTTTCTTGAAAAAAAGCCAAAAAATGCTATCCTGTTTTATTGTTGGCGCATTGTGTAATGGTAGCACAACAGACTTTGACTCTGTTAGTTTAGGTTCGATCCCTAATGCGCCTGCCAAATTTATCGCTGTCGTATAATGGAGTATACCCTACGCTACGAACGTAGAAATGGAGGTTCGATTCCTTCCGGCGGTACCAATCTATGGTGTTAGTAGTGTAGTGGTAACATAGCTGTCTGTGAAACAGTTGACGAGGGTTCGATTCCCCCTTTCACCCCAAATTTTAAGGAGAATATTATGCCGTGGATTGAAAATGTAGCAGCCGCTGATATCCCAACAGGGTTCCATCACGATGCTGGCCCAAACAGTATGTTGATCAGCATTGTGGATCCAGCCGGCTGGCGACCTGAAGCCAAGCATCAGTTCAAAGAGCGTCACAACTTTGAGTTCTTGGACATCGAAGAAAAAGACTTTGCCCTAGAGGAAGCCATGCGTTGTAGTCATGAGCAGGCCGCTGAGCTCGTTCGTTTGCTACAACACGCATTGGAAAATCGCATGAATGTGGTTGTTCATTGCTATGCTGGCATTTGTCGTTCGGGCGCAGTTTGTGAGTTAGGAGTCATGATGGGCTTCAGTGATACTGAGCGGTTTCGTAGTCCAAATCTTTTAGTTAAGCATCGTATGATGAAACATTTGGGTTGGACTTACGATGCTGATGAAAAAGCCCAATATTGACGACTGGCGCACTTTTAGATCAGTTGATTGACAGCCTTGCCTGTTTAGTGTATAATACTTGTATACTAACAAGCAAGGATATACTATGGCAGGCAAAGCAAAATCTGTTTACTTAACGATTCACCCGAAAGGCACATTTAAAACAGTGTTCCACAAGGTGTTCTTCGAAGCTAAATCTTATAATGACTATGTTAAAACAGATGAGTTCAAAGCTAAATGGCCCGCCGCAGAGTTTGACATTGTCAAGGAGACTTACTAATGAAGATTAAATTTAGTAAAGAAACAATGCCCGACGAATTGTACAATGCGCTGTTACAACATTTTGTAAACGAAGCAGTTGGACTAGGTGTTGAAGTAAACAAGTTTACACAATTTAACAAATGGATCGTTGAGTGCGAAGTTGACTCAAAGGAGCCTGTACATTAAGGAGAACGTAATGACCGTAACAGTAGCTAAGATGAAAGATAAAATCGTAGAGATCGTCCGAGTTGCTGAAACAGTCATGTTCTCAGAGGACAAGGGATGGATTTTTATCTGTATTGACTTTGAAAAGCCTGTACGCAAGCAGGCTCAATTCAAATGGGTAAAAGCCAGAGAAACACAATTCGAGTGGGTACGTGAGTTCCACTTTTAAAAGGAGAAGTTTATGAAGACGTATGTCACAAGTGACTTACACTTCGGGCATACTAACATCATGAAATTCTGCCCGGTGACAAGAGCACGATTTAAAAATGATGTAGACTACATGACAGAAGCAATGATCATCGAATGGAACGAGATTGTTGAGCCTGGCGATTTAGTCTACATCTTAGGCGATGTAGCATTTTGTAATGCGCAGAAGGCAACACAAATTATGCGTCGTTTAAATGGTACTAAGATTTTAATTGAAGGCAACCACGATAAGAAAGCATTGAACGATCCTAGCTTTCGTAGTTGTTTTTCCGAAGTACACAAGTACTTGGATATCAATTACAACGGCACTAAGGTAGTAATGTTACACTATCCAATTGCTGAATGGGATCAAATGCATAGGGGCAGTGTTCACTTTCATGGACACTTACACGGCAATACCAGTAGTTTAGAAAAGTATCGTGCGTTGGATGTAGGCATTGACGCAACTGGTTGGATTGTGTTAGAAATGGAAGATGCTATTCGAAGAGCCTTGCGGGGAGAAATTAAGAGTCATCATGACAAGGTAGGCGACTTATGAAAGATGAAAGCCATTTGCCTGTAGCGGAACAAAGCCTAGTATTCCGTTTGCGTAAGCGGGCAGAGATCCGTAGACAGATCGGTTCCCGTAAAAGTGTACAAGAAGGTGCTGCCGATCGTATAGCAGACTTATTAGATGAAGCAGCCAACGAGATTGAGAGATTATCTAATGCCTAAGTGTTATCAATTAATTGGAGTTCCAGGTGCAGGTAAAAGTACTTGGTATAAAAATCAGGACTGGCTAGGTGAGGACAAAAAAGATCACAAGTATGTTAGTACTGATCAGCATGTTGAAGGATATGCGAAGGATCAAGGTAAAACATACAGCGAAGTCTTTGAAGAATACATGCCCACTGCTGTCAAGCAGATGATGGTGAATGTTAATATGGCGGCCGCATTCCAGTTAGATATTGTTTGGGATCAGACCAGTACTACGGTAATGAGTCGTGCTCGAAAGTTTAATGCGTTACCCGAGTACGAGCATATTGCTGTTGTATTCCGTACACCAAATCGAGACGAGTTAGATGTAAGATTAAGTGGCCGGCCGGGCAAGAACATTCCAAAGAATGTCATTGACGGTATGATCGCAGGATGGGAAGAGCCAACTCTAGAAGAAGGCTTTAAAGAGATTTGGTACGTATAAGAACAGACCCCCGCTTTACAAGTTGTGCGGCGAACAACTTGTACTAATTTTGCTACTTTAGCTGATGTGGTCATAGCGCCGGTTTGAAGCACCGGTGAACCAGGTTCGATCCCTGGAGGTAGCACCAAACAATGCCCCAGTAGACAAATTGGCAAAGTCGTCTCTCTCAAAAGGAGAAATTTAAATGCGGGTTCAAATCCCGCCTGGGGTACCAATGCCACTATAAATAGAAGATGAAAGAAGTTGATACACTCCTACCATTTTGTTATCCGTTAAGTGATAGAGTAGATATGTTACTATTACTCGATAGTGTTAACACGCTATTAAATCGGTTAGGATTAACATTAGACGATATAAATGAAAGATGCAAAACAAAGTTTGGATTTGCCATAAATTTAACGCATCTTCCCGAGTTAGTTGGAGATGATCGTTGGAACAAATATACTGGAAAACATGCGTCGGTCATTGAACAAGATGTTAATGAATCAGACTTTACAGAACATCTATCTGAGAGCCAAGATTTGTACATAGGAAAACTTGTTCATAAAATATACAATCAACATACTAAAAAGTTTCAAGGTAGGGCACAGCTAATATGGTTGGGATCAAATCAAAATTATAACTTTCACAAAGATTTTCACACACCAAATCGGTATCATATTCCGTTAATAACTAATACTCAATGTTTTTGGTTATTAAAAAGACACCCCGAGATTGTTAAACTACACATGCCAGCAGATGGTCGTATATGGTACTTAGATCCTAGCCGCATAGAACATACGTTTTGTAATCAATCAGATACTGCAAGGCTACACTTGTTATTAACTAGCGGTTTTTAATATGCTCTTGTAGTACAATGGCAGTACACTAACTTGGTACGTTAGTAATTAAGGTTCGATTCCTTACTCGAGCACCATACCGCAATAGTCTAAGGGATAGGCAACACTCTTCTAAAGTGTCCAATGTTGGTTCGAATCCAACTTGCGGTGCCATAAATACAGGATGACTACATTCTTCCATCGAACTTCTTTTGACTTTTCTCAACAAGCAAAAGACTGGATATTAGATCGATATGCTAGTCGATTTGATAGATATTTTAATCATAATTTAGATAGTACTCAAGGTACAGTTCAAATACAGCAAGAATGGCACCGCAGTAATGCTGGCCAAGAGCTGATTGATTTCCTAGCACAGTATAATTGTAGTACATCATATTTTGGTATATCAGCCCACATAAGTAACCAAGCAACTAGTGCCATGTGTAACCCACACATTGATTTTATTACAAGCAAAGAAGGTGTTCGAAATAATGTGTTAAGTAGATTTAATGTCCTAATACTTGGGAATCCGTTAGACACAATGCACTGGTGGCCAGATATAACTGATAGTCATCCGGCACTAAGTGATATATCTAGAAAGAATAATCAAACAGGATTTGAATACAAAACAAAGGTAGTCCCTGGTGATACTATACAAAGTAGAATTGACTTTCTAGGAACTGCTCCGATTGTAGAAGCAAACGTATCTTCGCCGAGCGCATTTGTTAAAACAGATTGTGTTCATAGTATTAATTTGAGTCCAGGCCCAAGACTACTAATTACTGTAGCATTTAATAAGTCAGTAGATGAAATTACGGCCCTTAGCTCAATTGGATAGAGTGCCAGTCTTCGAAACTGGAAGTTGGGAGTTCGAACCTCTCAGGGCCGGCCAATATAAATATTAGTATGGAATATTATCGACCAATAACTATAAGCAACTGGACAAATATTGCTGATAGATATACACATTTAATTTCAAACGCTGGCACACTTCACGCTATGAGTGTGCCAAAAGATGACTACCCATGGCTTGTAGAACAATTGGGTGCTGACGTTGTTAATGCGACTGGCAAGCTTCACCACACTATTAGAGATGCTATTATATTTTTCCAAGTTGGCAATCATACTCGCGGTGTTCACATAGACGGGTATCGCGCAAATATTCCAGACTTTATTTCAGCATTGAATATTCCAATTAACAATTGTCAAGATGGCTGTATGATGTGGTTTGAGGGCGACTATGAACAAAAACTATATAATAATCCAATTGGCCGCCCATCTATTCATTTAAAGTGGAACAGTGAACCAACAGTGATTGATAAAGTGTTTATTGGGTCTCCTATGATAGTTAGAGTCGATAAGCCGCACACTGTACATAATATGTCGGAATTACCTCGATGTATGTTAAGTATTAGATTTAGCCCCGAGCTACTCTAACAAATAAGATAAATCTTCGTTGAGTCCTATAGTACAAGATATTCGTGGGTGTACTAAATTATTGCTTATTACTTGATGAGGTTCAGTATTTCTAAATAATACAGCTTGTGTTAAATAAAATTGATCAACGTGAGTACACTTAGTAGGATCAATTTTAAATAGTGGAATGCCATTTTGTTGTAATACTCGAATTAGTGGTGCTGATGTAGTATAGAATCTAGTTTCAGTGTGCTCGCAATTAATAATTGGAATATTAATCCGTACTTTTGAATAAGTATCCGCGTCAATATGAATTGTACCAACTGGATAATTACTGATAAAAAATGCAACATACCGTATAGTAACACCTAGTGGCAACAGCATATCTATAAGTTCAGGTACTTTGCTGATAACATCATTAGTGTCAACCGCCTTCCATGATGAATGAAATCCTGTTAAAAGATCTTGCTCGTTATCGTAGATGTATTGTTTTAGTTTAACAGCACTAGGTTGCCAATTTAAATCTAAGTACTTGAAATAGTTCATCCCAATGTTACACCCTTCATTGGAGGCAAACTGCTAGTTTTAAAATCCTCCCAACTCCAGGGCATCAGTCTAATGCTAAGAGCAACAGCGGGCTTATTACTAAAATTTTTTAATGAGTGCCATGTGCCAATGTCAGCGATAAATGCGCTGTTACATTTAATTTTTTCTACGGCTTTTGTAGCAGTGACTGGCACCATTGGCACTGTTTTCCAATTTTCTTTTTGACCGTAATGATATATTTTTGAATAATCTAATACTTCGTACCAAGTCCATTCAACATCTTGGAAATTGTCTATTGGAACTATTATACATTGATCCAATTTTCCTTCAGGTAAATCTTCTACTGGTTTATCAGAGTGTATATTAACACTTCCGAGGGGTGGAAAGTATACTATCATTATTCTAGATTGGACGCACTGATCTAGATCTATTTTTAAAAGCTCTGCTAGTTTAAATTTAACATCATGCGGTAATGGGCTAACTTGCCCTGCGCCGCTTGGAATTGTAAGATTTTTTAATATTTCCGCATATGGTATATTATCTAATTTTACTCTTTTAAAATATGTCATGGTGTATTTAACCTAATAAATACACCATGCGGAATAAAGATAGTATTGCCAAAATTAAATCTCGAGTTAGCAATCCATATGCTATAGAACACTTCTTAAGCAAAGAGGATGTCGATCATTTGGTTTCGCTTTACTCAAACGAACACAATAATATAAATTCTCCAGCAGTTTATAAAAATACCGGACCAGTAACATTAGATTTAAAAAATTATATTACAGATCCGGTAATTGCTAGCATAATAGAAAAATTAAAATTAACGTTAGGCGCCTTTGAAATTACTGCGGCTTTTTTCTTTTATACAGAAACTCCGCATATTATACATAATGACGATACGTTTGAATTGCCTGATGTGTATAAGGCAATAACTATACCCTTGCATATTGATGGCACTGCTATTCCTAAATTATGTTTCTTTGATCAATTTTATTTTCATGGTCCGGCTAAGTTCTTTAACAATGGTAAAGACATCCCTACATACTACAACAAACAAGTTTACGACTACACCGATGTAGACAATATAGTTGATCAGCCGTTTATAGATGAGCATCAGTATTTTACACACCTAAAGCCTCATTGGTTGCAGGGGTTAAGCCTACACTCTGCCATTGATTGGATTCCTACACAGGCTATTATTTTTGACAGCGTGAGATTACATTGTGCCAGTGACTTTAGGCAACAGGGAATTAAAAGCAAACTAGGCATAAGCATCTTTACTAAATTATGCGAATAGGATTTTATGGACATAGTAACTGCGCCTATCGAGGGCCTGCCAGTTTTATTGATATTGTTGCTGATAGATTAAACGGTACAGCAGTTAATCAAGGAGTTAAACAAGGTAGTGAAGAACGTATACTTTACGAATTAAAAAAAACACATAATGTAGATTTAGCAATAGTATTTCATTGCTTGCCACGTTTTTTATTCTTACCTGGATGCGATAGAGACATTGACACTAACTCATTTAGAGCAAAAAGAGCTGAGGACATTTTTAGAAACGATCATCTAGATACAGAATTTACAGCAACTAATCAGCCGTTGTTTAAAAAAGTCTTTAATACTAATGAAAACTTTTTTAACGCAGTTAACACGTATCGACAATATTTTTATGACCCAGACTTAACCCTAAATAGGTATTACGGCGCATTGCTACAAATAGATCAATATCTTGCGTTTAAACGCATAAAAACATTACACATTCTTCCTAGACAAAACAATGTACCAAGTTGGTTTACATTTAAATCAGGAACAGTAGATTATGATATTATGGATGTGTTTGAAAAATACCCAGCAAAAAATCCGTTTTTTGTAAATCTTACTACTGAAGAAGGAAACATAATAGTAGCTGAAAAGATACTAAATATAGTACGCGGTTCGTGACAGAGTGGCCAAACGTGCCCGGCCGTAAACCGGGTGGCTATATAGCCTACGGAGGTTCGAATCCCCCGGCCGCTCCATATTAGGATAGATTATAATGAAATACAAAAAATTCAATACAGAGTACGATAGATTAAAACTATTATCGTTGTTTAACATCTCTGAAAAACAAGGTAGTATTCAACAATATTTGTCAGCAGTTGGGTATAGTACTGAGTCACTGCCTTGTATGGATATTTTTAGTAGAACGCTAAATTCAGAAGAATACGGACTATCTAAATTAGTCACAGCAGAAATAATGCACGCTAAACCTAATAACAATGGTTTAATTATATTCCCTATCACTAACAATATTTCAATTGAATTTGAAGACGGTGAGACTTTTCTTATTGACACACCTATTGCAATTAACGGGAAAGAACGTCAAAAATTATCACCGGCCGCAACACTATCACTTTTTTTTGCTATTAAGATTCCGTCAGACGTACCATTTGAGGACGCAATTAGTTTATTGCCATGATTGACAATGAGTACGTATTCGAATTAGATGTTATATTCGATACTAAACAGCTCATATCAATCATAAACAACTTAAAGGTTAGTGGCCTTAGACACCACCAACAAAACGCAGTTGATTACGAATATACAAATTATCTATTTCAAAAACATAAAAAAATACTAGGTAGTGTTTGGAACTTTTATTTTTTAAAACCTCAAACAGGTTTCCCAACACATATAGATGCTAAACGCACCGCTACTTTAAATATACCGTTACTAGGCCATCAAGGGTCAATTACTACATTTTATGAAATGCCGACAGATGAATTAGTATATAGTGATAAATTAATAGGTTACGAATTTGAAAGTACAGTTAATAAAACATTCGAATTCACATTGACTAAACCATCGTTTGTGCGTGTTGATGCCCCACATTCAGTTATGGCTGGAAAGCAACATAGACTAATCATCAGTTGGGGACTAGCTGTTAGCTTCAACGAAGCTAAAGAATATTTTAATGAGTATGGGCTAGATTAGCAATTACCTTTGCTACATTCTCTGTAGTAAACGGAATGTTCAAAATTAAGTGTTGACTGTTATCAACCCAGCTTATAGTACGATGAGTCATACGTGTGTTAACGTAGTAGACTTGACCCATTTGTATATTCATCTTTCTATCATCCATCAACCAATCGTACTGTAATGGACCGCAGTTGTTCAAGAATACAATTAGTCTAAAACATTCACGAGGCATACTTGGGTGATCACGATGCGGGACAAAGTATCCTCCTGTATTACTCTGTACAATAAATGTTCTGCCTAGAGGTTGCCATTGATCAAGAAACGAATGTAAACTAGCACAAGCACGATAAACATCAGTTGGTTGATCAAACTCTAACTCGCTAAGTTGTCGGCCTGCGGCATAACTAGCTTCTGCTAGACTAGTGTTTTCTTTGTGAGTCTTTCCGGGTAACGCCATTAATGTCATTGCTCGACGATTGTTAGGACGATCTGTACGCGGTAAGTAGTTAACCCAGTCGTTATCAAATTGTTTAATTTCTTGTAGATACTGACTTAGATTAATATGAAAATTCAATGGCTCGAACGGACCAAGATTTAATAATGCTACTTCGTTTGCGAGTGCGGTTTGATCAACGTTTCCGTTGTATAGCGCAGGACGTCCGCTAATGCCTGGAGGTACTTTCATATATAATTTACCATAGTAGATAGCTCAAGTCTGTTAGTTCTATTAGGAATATTTCTAATTGAGGAGTGATGGTTAGCAAGATCAAAGCCTAGTTCAACGTTATTATTATAAACTTTTATTGGTCGGTTTGTAGTATGGCTAGTAGCATACCCAAATCCCATACTAACTATCGCAGTTGATTTGGGCTTGTTTAATCTATCAGCAATTTCTTGTCCACCTATACATCCGCAGAATCCTGTATTAACTCCTAGTTCTTCGGCTTGGCACATGGCCATTGTAGCACTAATAACACAATCGTTATTGGTGCGTAAGAACTCGTTTTCATTGTAATCGTTAACTGCTTGATCAAATTGTTTTGCTAACCAAATCATTACAACGGGTGCTAAGACTTGTCCATTGTATCTACGTAGTCCTTCACCAGTTTTGCCTCGCACTTTATCTAAACAGGCTGTGTTGTCCCAGTACAACCATTGTTTAAATTCTTTGCCAGCAGGACTGTCTGTAAGAACAACTATTTCAAAATCATAATTGCCTTGCTTACTTGGCGCTAGATACGCACACTCAATTATGGCTTTGATTTTTTCATCTTCCAATGGAATTGGATCCCACCATTTGGCAGTATAACGATTTCGTAAATGATCTAGTAGCATGATGTTATTTATTATGTTTTATTTTCACAAATGTCCATTTAGACGTTGACAGGGTGACACATAGGCTATATAATTAACACTTAGCTAGCAAACACTAGCACTGCTCCTTAAAAATTTAAAAGACAATTTGACCCGTTCGTCTATCGGTTAGGACACTAGGTTTTCATCCTGGCAAGAGGAGTTCGATTCTCCTACGGGTCTCCATATAAATGCTTTCTGAAGTTTAACTACACTGAGTACCGATAAGAAGCGTATAAGTCGACCCGTACGTGAAAGGCTCAGGAAGATACGGAGTTAGACAGTCAGGTTCGATTCCTGCAGAGAGCACCTATATGGTAAGTAATACATCGCCCCGGTGACGGAATTGGTATACGTGTTGGTCTTAGAAGCCAAATTTTAGGAGTTCGAGTCTCCTCTGGGGCACCAAATTAGGAAATGTGGCAGAGTCCGGTTTATTGCAGCAGTCTTGAAAACTGCCGGCTCGAAAGGGTCCGTGAGTTCGAATCTCACCGTTTCCGCCAATCATGTATCTCTAATGTAATGGCAGCATGACAGTCTCCAAAACTGTTCGTCGGGGTTCGAGTCCCTGGAGGTACGCCAAGTAAAATAAGTGTTGACAACAGCACATGATGAGAGTATAATAACAGCATGTATAAAATAATAGGCAAAGAAGAAACCTTTAAAGTACTTACGCTTGCTGAAGCAATGAATGTTGCTAAATCAATGGATGAGTTCGTAACTATCAAAGGCAACAACTTTGAAGCAGTAGGTCGATTCGGAGTTGACTCTGTAGCAGATGGTAAGTGCCCAGATGGCGTTGCTTACGATTGGAACAAGGCTAGCCGTATTGGTCGTGTAAAGCGAGAAAGAGTTTAAAGAATGCGACTGTGGTGAAATAGGTAGACACAAGAGACTTAAAATCTCTCGCTTTCGGGCGTGCCGGTTCGATTCCGGCCAGTCGCACCAGGATATAGTAATAAGTAAAGTACATGGAGTATTGGCCGACCGGTTAAGGCAACAGATTGCTAATCTGTCATTCAGCAATGGGTGAGTAGGTTCGATTCCTACATACTCCGCCATTTTTAAAAGAGAGAAAATATATGAAACCAGGTCCAAATTATAAGATGTCATCTTTGACTAAAATAAGTCTAGCAACCAGCGGAGTTCTAGATCCGCATAAACGAGGAGCATGGAAACGTGCTATGATTGACGCAGAATTATGCGCCGCAATTGTGCCAAAGACTATTAAGAAAGAAAGTCGTCCAGGTAGTAATTATAATACTACCAGTACAAGTGCTACAGCGGCAGAGTGAGGATTAACTATGATTTGGTTCGAACCCCCTGAACAATCAATATCGTGGGATTATCACATATCAAAAGTATTCGAAGAAGAAGATTTTAAGTTTATGGACAATTATGTGGCAACACATAGTGATAAGTTACACATAGCAGAAACAGTTGGCCAAGGAAATGGGGTAGACCTTTCTTATAGAAGCTCTAACATTTTATGGATGGACGATATAGAGCAAGCCATGCCAATGTACAACAAACTTATTGACATAGTGTCGGGTGTGAATAATGTACATTATAAATATAGCCTTAGTTATATTGAGATGTTACAATACAGTGAATATCACGCAGGAGACGTTGGTAAATATGATGTCCATTGTGACAGCACATTGCGGAATACTAGTGGATTTAGTAGAAAAATATCATTTAGTATTTTATTGAACGATTCATCAGAGTTTGACGGTGGTGAGTTAAAGTTTCATATATGTAAAGATCCAATAACTGCTACTTTAGAAAAAAAAGGTGATATGGTATTATTTCCGTCATTTTTACCGCATAGTGTAGAACCGGTTACTAGGGGAGTACGAAAATCCTTAGTTGGTTGGATATGCGGGCCAAATTTAGTTTAAGGAGATTGTAGTTATGTCAGGTAAAGGCAGTAAACCTAGGCCGTTTAATGTGCCTAAAGAGGATTTTGATAATTCGTTTGAAACTATTTTTGGTAAGTATGTTCCGCCCTACTTAAGAAATAAAGATGTAGAACAAAAAGAAGAAGAGAAAAAGTCTGAGAAAGAATAACGGGGGTGTAGCTCATTTGGGAGAGCGCCTGCTTTGCAAGCAGGATGTAGCAAGTTCGATCCTTGTCACCTCCACCATAGTAGTAATGCCGCTTTAGCTCATTTGGTAGAGCAGCCGCCTTGTAAGCGGCAGGTGGTCAGTTCGATTCCGACAAGCGGCACCAGATAACCCGTGATCCCGTACACGTAATAAACGGGGGTGGGGCAGTCACCATAGAGAGTGCTAGGTATTCAATGCTATGACCATCCGAGCTTCAATTAGGGGCTACCGGGAACGCATTGGGTGAGGTTTAACACCTTTCCAGAAGAAGAAATGTTATGGACAGAGTAACAGCTCAGTCCGGGGCTCATGTGGTGTGAGTAGCCGGGCACTAATTTTGCGGGATTAGTTTAATGGCAAAACTACAGATTTCCAATCTGTTGTCGAGAGTTCGATTCTCTCATCCCGCTCCAGTTTTTTCGGAGTGTAGCGCAGTCTGGTAGCGCACCTGGTTTGGGACCAGGGGGTCCAAGGTTCGAATCCTTGTACTCCGACCAATTTAAGAGGTCTGTATGAATACAGTAGTTGATCAAAATAGTTTATGTCGCACATATAATTTTAGCGGACTGATAACTCCGGATGACACTCAATCGGCTATCTACACTATTGATAGTATAATTGATTCCGGCAACTACTTTAAAAACAGTCCGCCGTATCAAACACAAGAAAACATCTTTGCTAGACAAGAGCCTATTTGGTTAAAATATAGAATGACATTTTTAACCAGCATATTCTTGTATTTAGGACACGAAGCTCGTGTAGCCAACATGATGGCATGGAGTTTTAAAACAAATTTAAGTACCGTAGAAGATCGTGAAACATATTGGCATCATCACGATAAGCACAGCGGCAATTCATTAAGCGGAATTATGTACTTACGTATACCAGATGATGTTAATGATTTTGATACGTGTGGTACTGAGATGGCCCCAGACGGACCAGAAAGTGACGGTAAGTTTTATATTAGGCCGCAGTACTATACTTGGATGATTTATCCGAGTGCGGTTTGGCATCGTCCGGGCATTGTACAAAGCCAACAATATCGTTATATACTAGCGGCTGACGTTGACATACTTTAAATAACTCGCTATAGTACAACGGATAGTATAGGGGTTTCCTAAACCTTTGATCCAAGTTCGATTCTTGGTGGCGGGGCCAAAATAATTGACAGACATTAACAACGAGTATATAATATACTTTTAACGGAGCATATATGAAACAACGACAATTCAATGAAGTACGTAAACCGCTTGACCTTAGTCGCGGCCCTGGAATTGATACAGAATTATGTGTTGAAAACGTAGGTACTAGTAGATTTGATCTAGTGCTGATTGCAACTGTTAGAGCACGTGAAATTCGCCGACAACATAAAGAAAGCGAAAAGCGTGAACATATTTTCCCAATCATAACTGCCTTACAAGAAATTCAAGAAGGCAAGATTGGCAAAGAGTACTTGAGTAGAGTACGTTAAGAATACTGCCTGGTTAGCTCAGGGGTAGAGCAACGCCTTTACACGGCGAAGGTCCGCGGTTCGAAACCGTGACCAGGTACCAACATGTGGGTGTGCCGCTGAATGGTTAGGCCCCGGATTGCAAATCCGTATTATGCAGGTTCGAGTCCTGTCACCCACTCCAAAATATATTTTAGCAGTTTAGCCAAAATGTAATGACAAGAAGTACAAAATGTACTATAATAGATACATAGCAAGCAATAATGCTTGTAGCAAGTTTTAGGATCGGTACAGCAACATTCATATACTATGAACTGTTAGACACTGTGGTAGAAACTGGAGCAGAGTGCGTAAAAACACCGAGCGTTGAAGGGGTCTATTGAAATAAGACTAACGAGCTCAGAGTGATGGCCTGAGTAAAATAAAAGCAGTCAACAACGATCCTGTTAGTTTTGGATGACTACAGCAATTTAAACTACTAACGTAATTGCTATAGAAGGTGGTCGAAGGACAGGCAGAAATGCTTTCTAGAAATAGACGCTCAAGGAATAGATAGGCCGGCAAAGTCCGGATATGATTTACATACAGAAAAACATGTAATAGGCAACATGAATGTTGCTAGGGTCTGAGTGCCGTAATTGGTCAGACCAGAATAATAAACAAATTGGCACGATCATCCTGTTAAAGTTTTAGAATGTTAACAGCAACTTTAAATTTTCAAGCATATCGAAAAAAAACACATTCTGTAAAGGTAATCGAAATGAACGCATTTGTAACAGCAGTAGCGAACCAAGAAGCCCGTACCGCAAACGGTATGAAGGCACGTAAGTCAACAGCTTCGGCTTGTGTTGACTTGTTCTATAACATTGGCGCAAGCCGTGGTAAGGACATCACAGGCGACTTCACAGCCGCTTATGTAGAAAACTCTGACGTAGCACTACGCATCGCACAATGGGCACGTGATGTCCGTGGTGGTGCCGGTGAACGTCAATTGTTCCGCGACATTCTAGTTCATCTAGAAAAGCGTGACCCAGACGCCGCTTTGGCTCTGTTGAAGAAGGTTCCAGAAGTGGGCCGTTGGGATGACATCTTTGTCTTCACTTCACCAGTGTTGAAGTCAGCCGCTTATACCATGTTGGGTGATGCCCTTCGTGCTAAGAACGGTCTGGCTGCAAAGTGGACTCCTCGTAAGGGCAAGATTGCGGCTGAAGTACGAGCATTCTTCGGAATGACTCCAAAGCAGTACCGCAAGTCATTGGTAACAATGACCACAGTTGTTGAAACCCAAATGTGTGCAGGTGATTGGGATAACATCAACTTTAGTCACGTACCATCTGTTGCTTCGCGCAACTACAAGAAGGCATTCAGCCGTCACACTCCTCTGTTCGCAGAGTATGTTGCCAAGTTGGTAAGTGGAGACAAGACTGTTAAGGTTAACGCCAGCGCAATCTTTCCACATGATGTGTTGAAGGGTGTTATCGGAAGTTATCGTACTAAGTTGGACAAGACTGCTACTGACCACATTGTGGCACAGTGGGATGCTTTGCCAAACTACGTTGGAGATGCTAGCATCATGCCGATCGTAGACGTTAGCGGTTCTATGTCTTGCCCAGCAGGAAAGAACACTTCGGTAACATGTATGGATGTTTCGATCAGCTTGGGCTTGTACCTAGCAGATAAGAACAAGGGCGTGTTCAAGGACACATTCTTGACTTTCTCAGACAAGCCACAACTTGTTACTCTAAAGGGTAACATTGTTGACAAGGTTGATCAAATGTCTAAGAGTGATTGGGAAATGAGCACTAACCTGCATGCCGCTATGGACAAGATCCTAAGCGTTGCGGTTAAGGGTTCAGTTCCAGCTAGCGACATGCCAGCCATGTTGCTAATCTTGTCAGATATGCAGTTCAACCAATGCGCCAAGCACGACGACAGCGCAATGGAAATGATCGAACGCAAGTTCGAAGCCGCTGGCTACAGCATGCCACAGATTGTTTTCTGGAACCTAAATAGTTCAGACAACGTACCTGTTGCGTCAGACAAGAGTGGTGCCGCATTGGTAAGTGGATTTAGCCCAAGTATAATGACTAGCTTGCTAGCCGCTGATTTGGATCAGTTCACTCCAGAAGGCATCATGCTTAAGACTGTAATGAGTGATCGTTACGCTCTGTAAGAAATGCTGGCCCACCTTAGCCTAGGCTGAGAACCCAGCATCCGCGATACACGAAATGTGGGATGGGCTGTGTATCCGGGGTTTGATAAGTTTCCTGACACAAAAAAACTTATCACTAATTTTTAAATAGCACCCTTTGGTGCTATTGCTATTTTACTAATTTTAGGAATACGTATGAGTGACCCGTTAGATGACGCAGCCAAAACAACAGAAATGTTGCTTCAAGAAGCATTACGCAACAGGCCAAAAGTTCCATTAAAGACTGGGTTTTGTTTAGAATGTGATGATCCTACACCCGGGGCATTTTGCTCAACAGAATGTAGAGAAGATTACGAACGCACTGAACGAATGAATACTATCCGCGGTATCAAATAAATTAGAGCCCTTCGGGGCTTTTTTTTGACTAGAATTTCTAAGCTATAAATACTTCATGCCAATCATCGGACTAGATTCTAATAATACTCCATTTAAATACTTAGACAACTATGTTACAGCCCCTGATTGGGATCAGTTACATAACGAAGTATGTTTAGGTATAGCACGAGCAGAATGGAGCAAGCGTTTTGTTTCTAGCGGGGTCCACACTAATTGGGCCGAACAAGAAATAACTACTATTGTACTTGATGTAGAAAATAGACTAACACCCCTACAGTTAGAAACATTTCGTACCTTAACTACAACTGATGAAAAAATAAAATATCTTAATGCGTTAACATACAACCCACATCCTTTTTGGTTAATATTTCTTAGAAACAATAAACGGGTTGAAGCAACGGGAGTGTTTAATAAAGCAGTAGCCAAGGATTGCGCTTGGACTGAAAATGCTAAACATTTTCCTAGTCTAGTCAAATTTATAGAAACACTACCGTTTGAAAGTATAGGTCGAGTTATATTCTTTATGACTGAAGCAAATAATTCTACAGTACCGCATTACGATGTCCTTACTGAGGAACAACGCAAACAAAAACCCAATGATGATTTTATTTGGTTCACAACTAAACAAGAATCTAAATCTGTCTATGTGATGGATGGAACTAGCTTAGAACGAGTATACCCGGATCCTAGTAAAAAGTTTGTTTGGTTTAACGAAATGGATTTTCACGGAACTGAATGCGTTAAGCATTTCAGTTTTTCTATCCGTATCGATGGAAAATTTAAACCTGATGTTCGACAGGATCTAATGGGTTAAGTTCTTTGTTCCAGGGAGTATTAATGATACAGTCGTCTTTAGACTTCCATTTGTCTACAAAAATTCTGTAATACTCAATTGCTTGTTTTTTTGATATTAACGGGAATTCTTGTAAGTCTGATATAATAAATCCACTTTCAAATAGCTGTTCATTGAATGTTTTTCTACTGGCTGTTGTCCAATTAGGCATATCGGTCTGTTTTCCAAAATACTGATTTAAAACATTAACACTACGCCACACTTCAACGTAGTCAATACTACGTGTTTCTTTATTTCCAACTTTTACACGCCATACTAGATTTCCGTCAGCTGCCGAATCATAAAATATTTGATTATGCGCAGACCAGTCTGTTTTAAGATCAGCTGTTTGTTTCCTAATGTTCATTCCTGCTTCTTTTAAACTAGGTGAAAAATAGTTATTATAAAAAGAGGTATTATCAAATCTGTGCTGTACACTTAGGTAACGTACAGCCCAGGGTCCTTGATTATCAGGAGTGATTAATAAATTCATAATTGTTGTTTATGTAAATTCCACTCTTCGTCAGTTAAGTGGTCTATGTTAATTCTGTAAAAATGTCTAATAGGTTGCTCAACAGTAAATTTTAATGCGGTCCGAGAATGTAAAAAAGACCAATTATCATAAACAGCAATATCGTGTAAGTCCCAAGTGTGTTGATAACGTAATTCAGAAAACTTTTCTAAATGCTGTAACCATTGTCTAACTAAGAAACAATGACCTTGGGCTACATCATTAATTTTTACATCTAATATCCAAGCATTTTTTAATAACCCCCAGTTATAATAATTTAAACGTAGCGACTCTTTTCCTGTGATTGGATGTACTTTTAATAAATCAAATTCCTGTATATCTTTGCCTTCTTCGTACCAACTTTGCTGAACTACTTTAACAGTTGGTATCATTGCTTTCATCTCAGACGTAAGGAAGTCCATGCCCTTTTCTAAGTTTAGCCAACTTGTTTTACCTGATAATTCTGGGTTAGGATTAGCAGTAATCCATAAACTTCTAAAAGGATATGGCTTGAATTCTCTGTTAGGAATATCAGCATGCCACGGCATTTCTCTATCATCAATTAATCTAGAATTGGCATTACTAAACGGGCTTATGGTCATAATACCATTTTTAGTTTCTACAGACTCTACAACTTCACGAGAGTATTTGTAGTCCTCACTAGTCCAAGGATTACCAAAATATGTACTAAATTCTGCGTACTCAGCTTTAGTAAATTCTACTTTTTTAAAAAATATTAATTTACGCTCGTACATTAGATCACGCCAGTAGCCATGTGGCTTACTAAAAAATTCTTGTGGAGACTCTAAGTAAATTATTGATCCCCAATCGGCATATATGTTTTCAATCTTCATATTAATCTAGCATCTATAATAAAATTTATTCTGCCTTCTGTACTTTTATTCTCAAGCCAGTGCGGCACATGATTATTGACCCAATACAACGAATCCTGTTCTAGTACACATTCTTCATCACGTATAACAAACAGATTATTGGGGGCGGCTGTTACCGTAAAATGAAATCGATCGTAATAGCTAAAATACTTGCCGTCATCTGTATGTATGTCTATCTTTTGATTGCCTGAGAGCTTACTAGCAAAGACTCGACCAAACTCTACACGACTACAGCCAGTTGCGGCGAGTGTGGATTCAAACCAATTGATCGTCTTTCTAAATACAGGTATGTCAGCTAGCTTTGAATCGGTAACTGCCATATGCTGATTGGCTTCCATTGTTGTGGAACCTTTGGGCAAGTCTTTTAAGTAGCGTAAAGGTATACTTTCTGTGTAGCGTAGAGCGTGAGTAACAGTTTGTCTATGGGTACTTAACTGCCACAGGTAATCGTTAGTGGGGTCTGTAAAGAATTCACGTAGCTCTTGTCCTAGATGTATATTAGCACTGAGCTTGAATGTGTTTAGATCTTGTTCAAACAATTTGAACGGGCTTACCATATTCATATATTACCTCCTATAGGAGTAGTTCTGTATTCTTGTTTTAAAAAGGTACAGCGTACAACACTGTCAACGGGCAGTAAAGTTCTGTTAAACAGTATTTGCCAGTAGTTAGTGTAAACACATTTAGTCCTTGCTGGTACTAGTATTTCATCTACATAATCGTAACGAGTGTTTGCGACTGTGCTAAACGCAAATCTACGTAGTAATTTACCGTGGTCGGCATTCCAAAGAGTGTAAAACTTTAAACGGCCACGAGTCTCGTTAAATGCCATCGCTGAATCTAATAGTGGTCGTACATAGTTCTTATCATTAAGACTACGGATCATTGTTCCGTACCAACAAGGTTCATCTGGGCTCATATAAAATGATATCAGTGATTTTACTACGCCATTTTCAACTAAGCCTAAAGCCTTGTAGTTACGTAGACCAGATAGGTATGTATCTACAAACGTATTGTAAAATACCGTTTGTACTTTTTCGCTGGGGTCAACAATATAGTTAGAGCTTAGGTCCATGCCCATATAAGTGTCTCTATAAAAAAGAGGCTTAATTAATTCTTTGTGTGTTTGACCTAATTCTACAATCATTGTTGGCCTTTAAGTTGTGCAATTGCTTGCGTGTATTCAACACCATCCAAGCTAAACTCTAACCTCTTAACTTGATCATGTCCTAAGTCCTTATAAGCCGTTAGGTTAAATGCTAACAAACTTTCAAACCCGTGTATCTTTTTCTTAGTTCTAAAATTAGGATACAGTTGTTTTAAGATAGCGTTCTTACTAGACGCAGATGTTAGTTTATAGTTAGTACTAGTAGTTAATTCTTTAATGCTGGGGTGCTCTAGATAGTAGAGTAACAACTCGGGTGTGTAACTAAACCATTCGTTAACTAACGGTATACTAAACTTGTTAGTAAAGCGCATAGCACTAGCATCTTCGTTTTCACGAAACGTATAATACCAATAACTATCTGTTGTACTTACTTGCCTAGTTAATAGTGCTTCACCGCCCATTACTGCGGGCGCACCCAGAGTTAATAT